GGCGGCGCTGCTGTCCGGCTTGGGCAAGCGCGGCGGGCGGGCGCTGATCATATCCACATCGGCCCCCGACGACACGCACCCTTTCAGCCGATGGATTGATGACCCTCTGCCCGGCTCATACGTGCAAGAGCATCGCCCCGCCCCCGGCCTGCCTGCCGATGATCTGGATTCGCTTCTCGAGGCCAACCCCGGCGCGGTGCATGGCATCGGCGCAAATCCTGAATGGCTGGTGGCGCAGGCCAAGCGGGCAATTGCGCAAGGCGGATCGAACCTGACCACGTTCCGCCTGTTCAACCGAAACGAGCGTGTGAGCGGGGAGACCCGCGACATGCTGCTGACCATCGACGAATGGCTGGCCTGCGAAGTCGAAGAACTGCCCCCACGCCAGGGCGGCGTTGTGATCGGCATCGACCTGGGCGGATCGGCCAGCATGTCGGCGGCGGCGTTCTACTGGCCCGAGACTGCCCGGCTCGAGGCGCTTGGCACTTTCCCCAGCATGCCGACGCTGCTGGACCGGGGGCAGGTAGACGGCGTGGCCGGGCGATATGTCGAGATGCACGAGCGCGGCGAGCTGACCACCCTCGGAGACCGCACGGTGCCCGTTGCGTCCTGGCTGATTGAGGTGATGACGCAGGTGAAGGGGCAAGACGTGATCGCGATCACCGCCGATCGCTACAAGCAAGCCGAGATCGGCGAAGCGATCGAGCGGGCGGGCATCCGGTGCCCGGTGATCTGGCGCGGTCAGGGCTTTCGCGACGGTGGCGAGGATGCGGAACGATTCCGCCGCGCCTGTTTCGAGGGCAAGGTGAAATCGCGCCCGTCTCTGCTGCTGCGCAGCGCCTTCGCCGATACCGTCTGTCTGCGCGACCCTGCCAACAACATGAAGATTGCCAAGGCCCGTTCCATGGGCCGGATCGACGCGGCGGCAGCGTCTGTTCTCGCGGTGGCCGAAGGCGCGCGCATTTCCGCCCGCCCTCAGAAGAAGGTGCGCGCGACATGGCTTTGAGAAAGGATCACGCCCGGCACAGCCGGCATATCACCCGCACCGCCCGCTGGCGCACGCTGCGCATGGAGATCATGGAACGCGACGGCGGGGCCTGCGTGAAATGCGGCGCGCGCGGGCGGCTCGAGGTGGATCATATCAAGCCGGTGCGCGATGCGCCCGATCTGAGCTATGAACCGACCAACCTTCAAACGCTCTGCCCGTCCTGCCATACCCGCAAGACGCGGCTCGAGTGCGGCCACAACCCGACACCGCCCGCCCGCCGCGATTGGAACTTGGCGGTGAGCGCTCTCGAGAAGAACGCGCGCCGCCAATTCAGCCTGCCCCATGGCCTGCAACCCTCGAGGATCCCGGTCAATCTGGTGTTCGGCCCGCCGGGCGCGGGCAAATCGAGCCACGTCCGGGCACAGGCACGCCCCGGTGATCTGGTGATCAATCTCGACCGTTACCTGATCGAGGCGGGCGGGCAGCCCTGGACCGATGATCGCGACGTGCAGCGCGCCGCCTTTGTTGCGCATGATCATGATCTTCACTCGCTGGCCGAGCGCCGCCTGGGCGTCGCCTGGCTGGTCAAGCTGGCCGCAACCGAAGCCGAGCGCACCGCGTGGCGCTTGGCGCTGCGCCGCCTGCGCCCTGTCGCGATCCTGACCCCGCCCGATACCTGCATTCAGCGCATCCGCGCCGATCCCGCCCGGCAGCACCGGGCCGAAAAGATGTGCGCCGCCGTCCATGAATGGTGGCGGACATACAGCGCCGAAACCGGCGAAATCCCAAGAGCAGAAAGGAATGATCATGCTCGACTCTGTTAAAATCCAGCGGCGGCAATCCGAAATCCGCCAGAAGCTGGCCGAACTGGTGGGCAAGGAAAGCCCGACCGAAGATGAAACCCGCGCCATGGCCGATTTGGACGCGGAATATCGCACCAACGAAACCCGCTACCGTGCCGCCCTGATCGCCGAGGATGAAGAGCGCCGCGAAGCCGGGGCCGAACTCGAGACCCGTTCGGAAGCGGAATGGCAGACCATGCTGGGCGGGTTCGAGCTGCGCCAGATCGCCATGGCCCTCGACCACGGCCACCAGATCGACGGGCAGACCGCCGAGATCGTGACCGAGCTGCGCAGTCAGGGGGCTTATCAGGGCATCCCGGTGCCGTGGCAGGCCCTCGAGCGCCGCGCCGGTGAGACGGTGGCAAGCGGCACGACCGACCCCATCCAGACCCGCCCGATCATCGACCGGCTTTTTCCCGGATCGGTCGCGGCCCGCATGGGTGGCCAGATGATCAATGTGGGCCAAGGCCAGCTCGAGTATCCGGTGGCGACGTCCGGCGCATCGGTCGGCTGGCAGGCCACCGAAACCGGCGATGTGGGCGGGCCTGCCGCCTACGCCACCACCGACAAGCCCCTTGCGCCCAACCAGACCATGGGCGTTCAGATGAAGATCACCCGCAAGGCGCTGAAACAGTCCGGCGAGGCGCTTGAACAGGCGGTGCGGCGCGACATGAATGGGGCCATGTCGCAAGAGGTGGATCGCGCAACCTTCCTGGGCGCGGGCTCGAGCGGCGAGCCCCTGGGCGTGATCGCCGGGGCCTCGACCTATGGCATCACCGCGACCGCAATCGACGCGGCCCCGAGCTGGTCGGCATTCCGTGCAGCCGTGGTGCGTTTCATGACGGCCAATGCCGCCGCATCGCCCGACGCGGTGCGCATGATGATCCGGCCTGAAGTCTGGTCGGACCTCGACGATACGCTTATCAGCGGCACCGCCGTATCCGAATGGGAGCGCCTGACCCGCAACATCCCGGCGGGCAATGTCGCCATGTCCACCAATGGCCTCGCGGCCCCGGCAGGTGATCCGCTGGTGACCAAGGCGCTTCTGACCACCACGGCGGGCGGCGTCTCGCCTTTCTTCGTCGCCACCTGGGGCGCGGTCGACCTGATCCGCGATCCCTACACCGACGCGAAGTCCGGGGGGCTGCGCCTGACCGCGCTGGCGACCATGGATATCACCGTGGCGCGCGCGGTGCAGCTCGAAGTTCTGACGGGGCTGCAATAATGCTCTGGGGCGCAGCACAGGGCGGCGCGCTGGAACTGCGCCAGGACGAAAACGGGGGCGCGCGCTTGCGCGGGCGCTTCCCCTACAATGCCGAGGCAATCTTGGGCGATGGCCCCGGCGGGCGGCGGATCGAGGTGATCGCGGCCCGCGCCTTTGCGGCCCGGATCGAGGCAGGCGAGGAAATCCACCTGTTGAGCGGTCACGATTACCAAAAGCCGCTGGCCTCGACCACAGCGGGCACCCTGACATTACGCGACGGGGAAACCGGGCTTGAACTCGAGGCCCGGATTGATCCGGCCACGACATGGGCGCGTGACTTTCTCGAGGCGCACCGCGCGGGGCTGATCCGGGGCCTTTCACCGGGCTTTCGCGTCACGCCGGATGGTGAGCGGATCGAGGCCCAAGGCGGCGATCTGCGCCGCACGATCACCGCGGCTGATCTGTTCGAGCTGAGCGCGGTCACGCGGCCGGCATACTCTGACGCGCAGATCGAGGCCCGCAACTGGACACCCGGCGAACACTCACCCGAAAGCGGGCTGATGCGCGCCTTGAACCGATGGAGGGCCTGACCATGTTCGGATGGTTCAAACGCAAAGACACCGCACCAGAGGAAAGGAGATCCGCAGGATACACCGCCGATCTGATGGCCGCGCGCGAGGCACATATCACCGGGCGGGCAGGCGTGGCCGAGCTTTCCGCCACGGTGCAAGCCTGCGCCGCATTGTGGGAGGGCGGCTTGTGCATGGCAGACGTGACCGGGACCGACCTTCTTGATCGGCCCACGCTGGCCATGATCGGCGGCAGTCTGGCCTTGCGTGGGGAATCGGTGCTGTTGATCACAGGCGATGGCCTCTTGCCGGTCTCAGACTGGGATTTGACCACGCGCAACGGCCAGCCCCGCGCCTATCGCCTGTCATTGCCAGAGGTGGGCGGGGGCAGGACGTTGACCGCCCTTGCATCCGAGGTGCTGCATGTCCGCATTGGCACCCGGCCCACCATGCCTTGGGCGGGGCGGTCGCCATTGGCGCGGGCGCAGCTCACCGCCGATCTGCTGGCGGCGGTTGAAAGCGCGCTGAAAGAGGTGTTTCAAGAGGCCCCGCTTGGCAGTCAGGTTGCCCACTTCCCCGATGGTGCGACCGAGGATACCGAGAACATGCGCCACCAGCTACGCGGGCGGCGTGGCGCGACCCTGATCATTGAAGGCGCAGCCCATGCGATGGCAGCGGGTATGCAGGCCACCGACCGCGCGCCGGATCAACTGTCGCCCGATCTGAGCAAGAGCATGACCCGCGAGACCCTTGCGGCGGCGCGCGATGCGATCTGCGCCGCCTATGGCGTCTTGCCCGGCCTGTTCAACCCAAGTGTGACCGGCCCCATGGTGCGAGAGGCGCAGCGCCACCTTGCGCAATGGCAGCTTATGCCGGTGGCCGAGGTGATCGCGCATGAGGCATCGCGCAAGCTGGGCGGCATGGTGAAGCTCGACGTAATGCGGCCCCTGCAAGCCTTTGACGCCGGGGGCAGGGCGCGCGCCCTTGGGGCGGTTGTCAAGGCCATGGCCGAGGCCGAGGCGGCGGGCATTGATCCGGGCGCGGCAATGCGGCTGGTGGATTGGCAGGACAAGGCCAAGGAATAAGGCAGGTTGCGCCGGGGCTTTTTCATGGTGGCCCAAAGCAATCCCGTCACTGGTGAGTGGGTAAACCGCCAGAACACGCGGCCCGGTGAGCTTGGCGGGCGCGGCGTGGGGGCGGCAATCACGCCGGTTGCCGCCCCGTCTCCAATATCTGGAGTCGGCTATTTGCGCAGGCGCACCCCGGCACCCCCGCCATTCGGCTCGATGAACTCGACCCCGGCGGATTCAAGGGCGGCACGGATCGCGGCGACGGTATCATCTGCGACCAGAGAAACATCGGTTTCCGCCCGCCTGATCGTCTTGTCAGTTTTGCCCGTTGCCGCCGCAATTTCTGCCTGAGACATTCCCAAGATTGCCCGCGCGGCTCTGAGTTGTTCTGATGTTGTCATTCTCTATTGTCCGCTTTCGGACATTGTGTTATGTCCTATTTCAGACATTACCGAAAACAGGAGACTCTGACAATGGGCGAACGGAACTATCAGGAAGAATGGTCTAAGCTCGACCAGAAATTGGGCGATATTCAGGAATTGGCGGCGGCGCTGGATTTGATCCTCTTTCGCGTGACCGAATCCGATCAGCCTCTGAGCCTACCC